CATAAGTGAGTTGTAATCACTATTGTTGTTATCTTTTGGTATAATAATTTTTACTTGTACACCATTATCATCCACACCAGTAGCTTCTATTTGTTGTTTATCTTCAGGTATTAACCACTTCGGTTCTATGTATTTCATAATTTATGCTATCCTCAACCATAATGCAATTGTTATAATATTTTCTCTTGAACTTGATACAGTATCACCAGTATAATTACCAGTATAGTTGCCACTATATGCAGCTGTAAAGTTACTAGCGTATGAGCCTGTAAATAAACCAGTATAATTACCAGTAAATGATTTATTGACAGGGCTTACATATGTCCCCGCATATGACCCTGCAAATGATGATGTATAACTACCAGTATAATAGCCCGTAAATGATTTATTAACAGGACTCACATATGTTCCTGCATATGATCCAGTAAAACCAACTGGACCATATCGAGTATAACTACCAGTATAGTATGAGTAATTATATACTGTTCTGGAACTATAATAACTAGTACTAGTATGACGACCATAACTGCCCGTATAATACCCAATTATTTGTTGTGATGTATATGTGCCGGTATAATTACCGGTATAATTCCTATTATAAGCACCAACATATGTTCCTGCATATGCACCAGAATATGCTGATGTATATGTGCCGGTATAATTACCTGTATAATTCCTATTATAAGCACCAACATATGTTCCAGCAAAACTACTAGAATATGTCCCTAAAAAATAACCAGTATATGTTGTGTTGTATGATCCAGTATATATTCCTGCGTATGTATTTGCAGCGACCTGTTGTCTAGTATCAGTGAATGTATCACCAACTTGAATCCATGTTCCTGTGACTGGAGGTGAGGTTGCTAGAGAATATCTACCAACCTGTGTTGATACAATTCTATTTCTATATCTATCTGTTAATGTCTCAATTTCTGTATCTACCATTTCTTGCATTGTGCCATCCACACCAAGCTTTAATGGCCTCACTACTGTTGGTAACGAATCATTTGTTTTCTTCCAAAGATAAGTTGTGTTGGAAGAAACTCCACCACCGCCACCAAACGTATCTGTTAATGATGCTACAGATACCCATGTACCAGAATATGATGATACTGGATTGGTTGAAGAAAGATAGTATTGACTGATAGATGGACTTGATGTATTTGCCAAATTGGATGAAATATAATTCATCACACTAGTGTCTAGATTGGCACTAGATATTGGTCTAGGTTTTTTATTATCCAATTCCATGGGACTAATAGTAGTTTCAGATACAGATACTAGATTTTGAGATAATGTCGTAGTAGTAGTAGTTATTGTACCACTTGTAGGGTGAGTGCCTATAGATTCTACTCTTGCAGTATCTGAAAAATAACCTATTGTAGTACCAACACCCGCTATATTCAAAGCACCTGTACTATTATCAGATTCTAATGATACTTTACGTAATACTAGATGTGTAATATAATCCATATCTGTATTAGACATTTCTTGGATATTAACGGAGGTGTTTCCAGTCCGTAATAGCTTTAAAGGGTTGCCCATTATATATTTTCCTTATTGTGGCCAAGCCACATTACCATTTGCATATAAAATCTCTAATTTTGCACCAGTACTATCAACAAGACGAGCAGATGTACTTAAAACAATATTAGCATTAAAATTTGTTATTGCGTCAAACGTATCAATAGTTTCCTTTAATGTAGTCCCACTCGATAAGCCTATTTCTAAAGTGTTATTACTGTTTTGCCAATTAAGTGTATCAACACCAGCAACTGATACATCGGATACACTTGTTATTCTACCTTTATTATCAACGGTAAATTGTGGTACTGCAGACGCACTACCATATGTTCCTGCGGTAACACCCGATGTAGCTAATCTAGCAGCTACTAAGGTCCCTGATGATATATTAGTTGCATTTTTATAATATGATCCCTCTTGACCATCCAATAAATCAGCATCTAATCCACTATTAACTCCATCATTATTTTCATGCCACACTTGATATGAATGTGTTGTGTTAGAACTAACTACTAATCCACTATTTCCAACACTTGTGTTTGCTATCCTTATATTTATGGGCGTTGTACTATCTGCATTTGTATCAACAATATGCACAGAACCATTCCCAGAAATATGAATAGTGTTTGATTGCACATTCCATCTTTTACTAGATGATCCTATTGATAATGCATTTGTTGTTGGTATAATATTGTTAGCAAAATATCCCTTTGTGTCTATAGTATCACTACTACTATCGCCTAAAATTGTATTTCCGGCAACAGATAAATCACTTAATACTGAAATTGATCCGATTGTGGCATTGGATGATATAACAGATTGTGAATGCACATTTTTCCATCTCTTTGATGATGATCCCAAATCATATGTAATATCAGTTGTTGGAATTATATTCGTATTTACAGTAGCATTAATAGTTACTACACTATCTGTATTCGCACCAATTTGGGTGTCATTTAGAATTGTAAAATCCTGTGCACTTGTATTTGAAATAAAATTAATATTACCAACAACTTCCATATCAGATTCTACTCTCAAATGTCCTTGGATAACTGTATTAGATCCACCAATTGTTGTGTTGCCCAATATTGTAGCTACACCACCCACATCTAAAGTTCCAATTGTATCAATATTGCCTGTTGTGGAAGAAACCTGAAATGCATTTGCTGTGCTATTTGCTGTTACCGATATACCACCATTTGCATTTAAGGATCCACTGACTCCAACATTACCACCACTAATATTAACCCCATTAGCTGATATTTGTCTTGATGTCAAATAATTAATATAACCATTTGCGTATGTTTTGGATGAAGTTCCTATATTATATGTATTTGTTGCTGTTGGTGCTACCTGTCTTGTATTTGTATTCGATGAGATTGTAACAATACCAGATACTGATAATGCAGAACTCAATGCAGTATTATTCGTTACACTTAATTGGTCTGAAATACTCACATTTCCTGCAGTATCTAGTGTGCTGGACATAGTAACCGCCCCAACAACACTTGCCGTGTTAGACAGCGTCAAAGCGCCGGTAACTGATAGTCTATCACCTATAATAACATTTCCTGTTGCCGTTGTTATACCAGTAATATCTAGATCACCACCAACAGACAAATCACTTGATAGTGAGACGTTGGATGTTATATTAACTTCGCCACCAGTGATTGAAACATTAGCAGATCCTATATCAACTTGAGTTGATGATATGTGTGTGTTAGAGTTAGTTATACTCACATTAGCTGAAGTAAGGGTTACATTAGAGCTTATTGCAAATTCACCACCAGCAATTTCAGTATTTGAAGATGTTATACTCACATTACTTGTTGTTACAAGGTTTCCTGAATCAACAGTTAAATCTCCAGTAATATATGTATTTGATGTTATATCTACAGTAGTAGATTCAATATGTATATTAGCTCCAGATAAATTAACATTTGATGTTGATGAAATTTGTGTACTAACAATGTATGTGTTTGTATTATTAATTGTTACATTAGCAGTAATAGTACTATTAGCTCCACCTATTACAGTATTATCGGTTGTAGTAACCTTTTTATTAAATAAAACAGTATTGCCTACGATGGTATTAGAATTTATATTTAATGTTGAATTAGATGCAAAGGTCGAATTTGATCCTATAGTTAATAAACCACTAGAATTTACAGTTCCACCCCTTATTATATCTTTTGCTATTAATGTATTAGCACTGAAGAGACCATTGACGTGAGCATTTCCTGTAGTTTGCCCACCAGTACTATTTGCAAACGTTGTAATTACAACAGTACTCATATCATAAACCATTTGATTAGTTCGTTCAATCCATGATGCAAAGGTATCTGTTTGGGTTGCTACATTAGCACCGATATATTTTGACTCTGACATTATTTACCCTTAAATATTTTATTAATTAAATCCTTCAACTCTCGCATCTCACTACCTAAACATTCTAATTTTTTTTCAAGTGAACAAACTTTTTTTGTATCATCTCTTTTATTTTTATATTCTTCATATGACGCTCTATTAATATTCAATACCGCTTTAGAGTGCATATCCTTTTCAAATTTATTTATCATAATTATAACTCCTATACTGATAAAGCTAATGCCCTATAATCATTAATTTTTGGAATTATATTACTACTATTAGATGATAAAACTAATTTAACTGCGAATGTTTTATATTCATCATATTTAACTCCATTGATATCAAAATATGTAGCAACCAAATTATTTTGAGGATCCTTAAATAATCCATGGTCACTATTTAAAATTTGAGCCGAAGCACCCGATTTGGTGAAATTTATATTTTCATCAACAACAATAATTGATGTATTAACTGAAGATACTCTAACAATTTGATAATCAGTATCACTATTAGAATTAACTATTTTTAATAAAGAACCAGACGATATAATATTTGCTGAACCATTACTAAAACCTGGAGTATTGCCAGAAACACTTATTGTAGATGTGGCATTGGATGTAGATAACACACCAACTAATGGAGTAGTGTTGGGTGTATTAGGAAGATCATATTCATATTCAATTACATCAAATTCATTTGCAGTAGAACTAAATACTGTATTACCAAGATTGTTTAATAATGTCCACTTTTTATCATTGAAATCACTATTATCAGATGAATTCAACCCCTTAATATATACAGATACATCAGTTCCTGATGGGCGATATGCTGACACGAATATTTTAAAATCCTCTGCATCTAATCCTTCTTTTAATGTAACAGTTCTTGAAACATATTTTGATTGTGAAGCGCCATTAGCATAAGCTTCATTGGTCGTGTTAGCGTTGATCTTTGATTCAAATGCCAACAGACTTGATGATTGTACATCTAAAGCTGGTGTTAATTCACCTTTCCCAGTAGAAAGATTAATTGTAGTGGTTAATGTTTTATTACCAGAGTTATTTAATATCTCATTGCTTCTACTATATACAGCAGGTTCAAACGTTATAATTCTATTATTATCATTAAATTTCATAGCGACAGATGTTGTGTTGGAAATACTATCTTTGGCTGTCAGTGTGGTTATACCAGAACTCGTCATATTACCACCAAAATTTAATCTATACATTAGTGGTTGGAAATAACTTACAGTATGATTATATAATGATGTAATCACAGCGTTTGCATTTGAATCAGCTGCTATTATAGTATCATTATTTGCAAAAACAAAGTTTGAATTGGATACATTACTATTATCAATGTGTAATACAGCATCTGAATTGTTATAATAAGATACAACACCAGAAGGTGTAATTTGGTAATTGGCAATAGAATTTGAAAATAATGGTTGACCTTTTATTGCAAGTTGTGTATTATTAGCAATACTACTAATTGTTAATACTTGTGATCTAACAGTATTATTAGAATCTTCACCTGTCACTACAATTCTATCACCTATTGCAAAAGATGTAGTAAAAGTAGTTCCTGTACCAACTAAATTGCTACTAATTGCAGACATGCTGACTGTCTGTGCACTTACATTAGCTGATTGTTTATATACATTTTCCCCAATTAAAAATGATCCACTCACACTCCCAATATTTAAAAATTCTATATCAGGATTGTTAAATATTGCTTGGCCAGCAGTTGTAGAGAAATCAGCAGCGTATATATTTAACTTTAAGTTTTCATCTTGTCTTGCTGTCCATGTTCTATCATTTGTTGATTGAAATAGAACACCATCAAAATTATCTTGTGTAATATTTCCAATACCTGTTGCTATATCAAGTTCACCAGTTCTTGAAACCCATAATTTATATGCAGGATTGTTACCATCAGGTTTAATTATAACAGCATATTCAGATCCTTGTCTTACAAATAATGGTGAATCCCATGTGACAGTAGTAGCTGTTGAACCATTATTACTGATATTAACATCAGAAGCTAAAATATGTTTTTGACCAAATGGCAATATTATATTTGATGGTGCACCATTTACGACTGATCTCATTTCTATGGTAACACCCTCAACATTATCCTTTTCGTGAAAAAATAAATCTACTTTGTTAATAAAAATACCTTCTTCATTATCAGTCAATGATGAACCCACATAAAATGTTTGTGCTAATGGATCACCATTGTTATCACCACCGTCTTGTTGTGGTATTGCATCCATTCTGCGTGTTCTTTGAACCTGGGTGTCTCTCGTAGTTTCAATAGTTGTATTAGACCACCCTATTCTATTAAATGTTGGTTGTCTAGTACTGATTGTAGAACTACCTTTTTCAATTGAAAAATTATAAGCATTGAAAGATTTTAATGCAATCGAAGTGGCGTCTGAAAGAGCTGTAGCTATTGATTCATCAGCTATGGTTAATATTCTTTCACCAACAAAAAATGTGCTGGCAGGAATTCTAAAACTCCCATACACAGCACCAGATGCATCAGATACAATACTGCCACCAAATTCACCAATTTCATTTATATCATTTTCGGTAATGGTACTTGAACTTGAAGTATTAATAGCTGGCCTACAATGTATATCTACAGATATATCATCAAAATATATATAATGTCTTGTTGATGGTCTTAACCCAAATGCTGCAAATTTTACTATTCTTGATCTCATATATGGCTGCATTGCCATATCTGTCATATACTCACCTACTTGAACAGTGGATGTATTATTATCAGCTATATTAAGAAGTTGTCTTGTTTCTCTTAATGTTCTTTCTCTTATTACGTCAAATGTGTTTGTTGTTTCAACAGTATTCCAGTTACCATTATTAGTAGATGTTGTTCTTGAATCAATTAATGTATTTCTTGATATATCATTGATAACATCAATTCTTCTTTGATTGATTACATCTATTTTATTAAGTTCATCAATAAGACTCTCAAATCCACTTGACATATCAATAGTAATATTATTCACCTTTAGTGGGTTAACAGTAGAATCATAATAGTTATCATACTCAGGAAATAACGTAACTTTACCATTATATTGATAAAATAATCCTGCTGCAGACCTTGATCTTGAAGCGTATGGGTTATTCATAATAAGTCTATCACTATAATTTACTGTTATTAAATCACCCGTTTTAGTTACGTTAGTACTTGATCCACTATTATATTTTAAATCTAAATTAACCTGTTCAACTTTAGGTATAAGTTGAGTTGCTGGTTTATCAATACCTGCACTAAACTCAAGACTATTAATATTGCCTATACTAAGATCTTTAAATGAATCCACTAATATGCCATTTTTAAATCTATCTAATCCACCAGACCCCTTTATAATGAGATCTGTTGTTTGCTTTTCTAGTAAATTTAATGATGTGTAATATTCTAGTCTAGCTAATCTTTCTTCCATAGATCCAATATTAGCCATAGTATATCTTCGTATTTGCTTAATACTTGTTTTAATACCATAAGACGGTCTTCCTAAAGCAACAGCTTCTGATATACTTAAAGACGGATATACAGGAACAGCAATAGTTGCAATGATCATACCAGTATCGGGCGTAGATGGTTTCACTGGTGATTCTGATGCTACACCTTCAATTATATTAATTCTACCAGTGGATTCAAAATGTAATAGATCCACTCTTGGTAAATAATGTTTAAAATCTGTATCAAATTCTCTTCCTGGAGCAATAAACTTATCTGATGTAAATAAAATAGTATTAGCTGGATTAATAGATGCAGAAACAATTGTATTAGCATACACCCCGGTATTAGAAGTCATTGGTCTAAAATCTACAGAATCTCTTAAATCATATTGATCACCATTTGTTGGTGAATTAAATAATGGTATTTCGCCAGTTCTAAATTGATCATTGTTTAGTGTTCCACTATCAGTTGGTGAATAGGAATCTATTGAAAAAAATCCTGACCCACCAGCACTATTATCTTTTTGAAATGCATTAAAATGCACTAAAATTTTATCACTTGATGATATGGATAAATCAGAACTTGGCTTTAACTGCAGTGAAGAAATTCCATAATAAGCATCTTTTTGACCAGAATCTAAAATAAAATGTTTTGTAACATCTGTTTCTGTATTAGCATATGTGGAACCTTTATATACTGCAATTAATTTTAATGAATCTGGTACACCAAGATGCCATGGACCTATAGTGCCATTAACATTGTTTGAAGTATCAATTTTTGTATACACTTCTTTTAAATTTTTATTAATTTGTACTGCGGAATCTACTTTAATTGGATATATTATAGATGCATCTATTGTAGAACTTAACGCTTGGTCTAAATTAATAGTCATCTTTTGTTGATTTTGTGATATTACAACATTCGCAGATCTGCTTGTAAGGGGTATTAAAGTATCCTTAGGAAAATTTCTATAATGCAATGCATTAGTTTGATTTGATGGAAAATTGGAATCTACTAATAAGTGAGTGGTGTTTGAAATTTCCACGATTCTTCTGGATTGTGCTTCTCCCACAACTGAAATATAATCACCTATATCATAATCAGTAACAAAATTTGTTCCAGATCCATCTATTGTTGTATTGCTGTGTGTAGTTACATTTCCGGATTTAGCAGCAGTATTTGCTCCTGTTAAAGCACTTACTACTAATTCAGTTTCTTGGATAGAACTTAATGATGATCCATTAGTAAATGGAAATTTATTATTTCCTGATAATACAATTTCTAAACTACCATTAGTAGAAAATGTAACATTATTATCAACTTTTCTATGAATATATGATGTATTATTAACACCCAAATTATTTCTTAATGTGGACACACCCCTTGAACCCAGAGGATGCACACTAACAGATAAACCACTATCTTTTAATACAGCAATATTACTTTCTAATACCATATCAGCAACAAAGTCATTAGTGCTAGTAAAGTGTATTGACTTAACTAAACTAAATTGCTTACCAGCGGTCATTGATATATCAAACAAATATATTCTTATAGTAGAATTGGGGGTACCTGGTACTCCTTCATGAGATTCAACAGCTCTCACTTTAGCAGTCCCTATTTGATTGGGTAAAGAAGAAGGTGCTTCTGAGTAATTAGATGTAATACCAAGATATGCATCTGTGTGCAATGTTATCTGTGTGCCTAATGTGTAATCTAATGAACCCAACACTTCATTGACGATAATATAATTACCAAAATTTGGGGTTATAATTTGATTTGTTTTTTCAATTTGTGTAGTAGCTTTAGGTAATGATATTCTAGCTGTATCATGAAGCTCAACCTTATAACCATCAACATATGCAACTCCAGCACTCATTAAAATATTAGAGTGTGTGGTATTTCCACTTATTTCTTCTGATTGAATACTAAATGGTCTAACTACGTAATCACCACTTTCATCATTAGTTCTAGAAGCCAATTCCTGACCCAACTTATTATAACTAGTATTTTGATTACGATGTATACTATTACCATTTTCAAAATCTACTAATGAGAAAAAATTATTTGAAGATGATTTTTCAGCTTTTGTTTTAATTGTCAATACAGGAGATAATTTTAATCTAAATGCTCCAGGTGCATTTTCATTATTAAAACCCTGTGCATTATCGAGCAATGTTGTATCAATTGAATTATTTACTATTGATTCTATTGTTTGAAATCCAACAGAAATGTTATGAGCATTGGATGTATATTTAGAAACTATAATATCCTGTTCAGCAACGGATAAAAAATGACCTTTTTGAAAAATTGCACCATCAGATACTTTAAATGAATATCCAGTTCCTATATTATTTGAATAACTTGAATTAGCTACAGTAACATTAGCAATTGATGCACCGTTAGCGTATAATACTTGAATGGACTCACTATTAGCAAATTTTTTCTGGCCACCATTCCCAGTGTTGCGATATTTAATATATAATGTATTAAGATCTGGTGATTGTGATTCAAATCCAGAAGCCTGATTAACAATTGTAGCTGTTAAATTGGATGAAGCAGAAACTAATGTTTGATTGGCGTAAGTTGATACACTAACTGTTTGCCCATCTGCTTGCAAATCATTTATTTTTATATAATCAATTTTATTATCAAAATTAAAAACACAACCTTTAACAACCGTGCCTTCAACAAGTACATTTTCACCAAATTCTTCTATTTGATTTTGTAATATACTTTGTAGTTGTGTTAATTCTCTTGCTTGAACTGCAACACCTGGCCTAAACAAAACCTTATGGAAATTTTTGGTTTCATCAAAGTCATCAAAATATGGGCTAATGTTTAAATCTGTTTGTATTGGCATCTTTTATCCTTCAGAACTCGATAATAAGTTTAATTGTTTCACTTTGAGTATTTGATCTTGATACGGGTATAATATTTTCGACATATAATATTTCTCCCGATCCTGGTATTAAATCTGGAATAGTCACGGCTGATAAACTAGCTACTGCACCTGATGATATCCCCTCTAATGTATTTAGGTCATCTACATCAGATATATTTACTATTCCTAATTGATTGGTTACTGATACAATAGTTGTATTTACTGAAAATAAATCAGCATTTGCAACTAGAGCAGTATTTGGATTTTGTGTAACTATTTCATCAATAATAAACCCACCATAAGCACCACCACTTCCCGTAGTAATTACATTAGCTGTGTATTTATATCGTTGATCAAAAACGGTAGTAGGCTGCACTACAGCAGTTACAGTCCCAGTATTGTTTGAGGTTAGCCCCCTAACTGTTTCTGAACTCTGAAAAAAACCAACCACATTAGTTAATTTTATTTGACTTGTATTAGATCCATCAATAATGCCAGTAGCATTAGATGTATCACCAGATAAACTTTCTCCTACGGTAGTAACACCAGACGCTGATGTCACATCAATAACAACATTTGCAAATTTGGGATCTTTTATTATAGAAATTTGTCTAAAATCATTTTCAGTAGATAAAATGCCATTTTCTGTATTAGATTGTGTTGTGGTTATACAAACATAATGTGCGTCTAATTCTTTGACAACATCAAATCCATGACCATACTTAGGACTTATTATTGGTCGTATTGAAGCAGAGTTTGCGGTTATAGCAGTGTTTGTTGCTACATTTACAATACCAGTATTACCAATAACTACAGCGTTCGCCCATGTGTAATTAGTACCAACATTAACAATATGTATATTACTTACTGTATTAGTTGAAGTATTTACCAAAGCTCTAGCTAAGGTGCCTGTACCATCACCAGTTACTGACACAGCTGGAGATATAACAAATGTTGATGTTAAATCTGGAATAACATCATATGGTTGATTAACAACTAATCTACGAGTAGTACCAGAAACCACGTATTCACTTACAGTCCTCAATTGACCAACACCAGAACCCGCACTTATATAAATTGCAGATCCTTTATAAAAATCTGTATTGGATGATAATGCATCTGAAGTACTTTCTATAGCAAATATTAAATTGTTGCCACCTATAGATGCTTGCGAGATTGTACCATTTGCTCTTGCGTTATATTTTTCACCACCAGTATCGACAATAATTGTTTGTATTGATCCAGGAGTTGCATTTCCTGTAATATCATTATTGGGTATAATTGGTATATATTCATCAGTTGCAAATTTATTCCAATTAGATGTAGATATTGTATATAGATATTTCCATTGATATCCATCAACTGTTTTAACATAAATTGAATCATTAGCTGATGTCTCAGCTAATAATGGAGCAGCTATGGATGCAGAATTACTATTGTTATCCAAACATATAAACACATTATATTCAGAACTTTCTTCATTTACAACAAAATACTGCAATCCACTCAATTCTTTTTTATCATCATACATTGTATATTTAGTATTAGCAACCCAATTATACCGATTTGTCATTGATTTAATATCAGCTGCTGTAATTTGTTTACCACCAATTAAATTTCTATATACCTGAAAATGTCCATTACTTAATGCGTCTCGTGGTATATCTGGAACAGAATCATCAGCAAATGGAGTATGTTTACCATAACCAACATATAATATTGTATTGGCTGGTTCGTCTATAGCCTCAATAAATTGTCTTGCACTATGTATATTAAAATCTTTGCGTATTATTTTTGACATATGATTAACCTATCGTCACACTGCTATTGGATATTGATAACTGTAACCCAACTGCTTCTTGAACTTTTATTACTTCTCCAAATAGTTTCGTACCAGAAACATGGAGAATATCTTTTAGTACTTTAGAATATTTATCTAACGACAAACCGGACTGTATTACATATGATAATTCCTGATAATAAAAATTATCATGCAGTTTAGCATTATCACTTAAAAAACTTTGTCTTGTTCTCCACCGACCAGTACCAACACCATAATATAATACATTAGAAGTACCCGTTATAACAAAATCAGAATTGCCTGATAAAGTAACATCACCATTATTAATATAACCAAAACCACTATCAATAACTTCGACTTTTGT